AATTTCTTTTGGTTGTACTTCCGTTGTTTGCTTCCCAATATTCTTAAGAGTTTCAACTCTACGCTTTAAGTTGTACAAAGATGGCACATCAATAGGCTTACCGTATTCAACAGTGTATCTATTGAGTTTAGTTTCAAGGAAGTCAACCATCTTCTCTGCAGCGCGGAGGTCTTCCTTGACAACATCTGCCCATTCACGCTTAGTTGCTGGAGATACTCCAACAACATTTTCAAATAATTGTTCATACTTAGCGTATGTGATATCTCGGTTAGTAACAGCAGTATTATACTGCTGTGACAAAGCCTTAATTTCTTTTTGAATCTCATTTTTTGCGTTAGGCAAAATAGTTTTAGACTTATCAATATTACGAATTACAAAATTTGCATTATTCTTAATAATCTGCTTAGCAGCAGCACCAAACATAGTAGTAACAAACTTGCTACCTTCAGCCATAGTTGCTGCAAGTAAAGGCTCAAAGATTGAGTTCTTTGGAATATAACTGAAACGATACAATGCTGAAAAAGAAAATGCTTTGTTACCAAGTTCAAATATGCCACGCATAGAATCGCGTGCTACACCACCTGCAGTCTTAATACCACCAGTTACTATGTTTTTCTCACGACTTGCAGCACGAGCAAGCATTCTGTCAAGTTCGCCAAACGGTAATGTAGGCATTGAGTTAGCAAGTTGAGCCTGAGTCTTAGGAGCAACTTGAAGTCTTGTACCGCTTGGGTCAAGTGCTGTACCCATACGCTTCAAGTCTCCGTGTACAGTGTATACGTCTTTCATTAGATTACTTACAAAAGTATCAATTACATTTGTGTCAGTAAATCCACGAGTAAATGCAATAGAGCGAGCAAGTTCTGTATTAAGATTATTAATCATCGCAGCACGTTCGCCATCGGTTTTTGCCGATACAAATTTATCGATTACTTCAAGGCGATATTGCGATACAGTCATCGGTATGTTTTCGTGATTTACAATTATCTTATCGCCACGAGTAAACAAAGGAATATCATCAAATGTAGCAATGAGTTCGTCAATACCATTTTGAGGACGGATACCTGAGTTAGTAATAAAACCTTTAGGCATCATTGTTCCAAGTGTACGGATAAGAACCGTAGTTGGTCCATTAAGATATTTACTTTGCAGTACTGTCTGTGTAAATCCACCAACATTAGAAAAGTCGCGCTGTGCAACTGCCGCACTAATTTCTTGTTTTCGAGAACGTGCAGCAGCATATCCCTTGCGTCCAAGGATTGGCTCGACTGGCTTATAGTTCTTACCAAAAAACGTTGGCTCAGTTGATACAATTCCAGTATTTGGGTCTTCAACTTCCTTTAAGAAAGCATCATAAATCTCTTGGTGCTTAGGATTCTTTTTAATAGCATCATCAAATGCACCAAGTACACGAGCAGAATTTTCAGGCGTTAACTTTGGAAGTTGTCCAGTTGCAGCGTAGTTGCCTTGGATAACCAAATTACCATCACCTAATACCCATAGGTCATCACGCATACCAGCAGAAGCCAAACGTTCAATTGCAGGCGCATAACCTTTACCTGCAAGAATAAAATCACGCACAACTTCTGAAGATTCTGTATCTTTTATAAGTTTAACTATGTTTGGTGTGACCGTTGTATGATTTTTAAGAATTTCTTTAATTTCAATATCATTTTTAGATGCTGCAAGTTTTTCAATATCTTGTCCCAAAATAGTAAAGTTGCCCTCTGTTCCATTAGACTTACGGAATGCAATGTGTTGATTAATTAAATCTTCAGCCTTGGGCATAGCATCTACATCACCAACACGGAAGCGTGTATTAAGACCAGCCTTTAATGCACTAGCACGGACACCTGCTGCAAGACCAGCGCCTGCAACATTGATTGCAACGTTCTTGATTAGAAAATCGTTAGTTCCTGTAATCCACTTACCAAGAGTATTTTCCTCAAAGTTTTTCTTAACCTGTGCGTCATTCCATAGGTCAACATCTGCGACATCAATGCCACCATTTTTAAGGATAAGACTTTGAAAAGAACCCAGTGGAGTTAAATTACTTTTAAGAAGAGATACACCAAGAGAAACTTTTTCGCTTCGCTCGTACGCATCAATTACATCTGAGAACTGAAAACCTTTACCATATTCGTCAGATTTATACAGACGGCTAGTTGGGTCAGTAAGTAAAAATGCTGTTGAAATGGGACGCGCAATGATAGGGCTAAATACATATTCTTCAGCCTTCTGAGAAGCATAAAGAACTGGGTCAACAGCCTTTGTAACACTTGTATCAACAGTAGAAAGTCCAGCCTTTTGCAAAGCCTTTTGTGTTCCTGTTTCAGCGGCAATGCCTGCTGCAGCGGCAGCCATAGGGTCACCTTTAAATGTTTGTGCAGCGCCGAGTTGAGCACCAGAGGTTGCAACATTGCCAATTAAAGCACCAGGAATTGAAGCAATTCCCTTAGCAGCACCTTTGATGGAGTTAACGAAGTCTTCCCATAATGGCATTACTTCACCTCCGCTGCTGTAAATGTATCAGGGCTACCACCTTGTACTTCATTACCAGTAATAGTAAGAATAAAGATATCTCTATCTTCTGGTGACTCCCAAGGAACCATTGCTAGAGGGATTGCTATTTCAAAGTTGTCATAACCTAGAGAGTTAGCAAACTTATCTAGGTGGTCAAAGAAGTTATTCTCTACCCATCTCATCAAATTATCTGATTTTTCAAGTAGTTGACGAATTGCTTGTATGAATCAGGTGCGCCTTGCAGGCGAGTAGCATTCATTAAATCTGGAAGATAGCGCTTAATCAGTGCTATGTTTTCATCTTGATTAATTGTAGATGTTAAACGTGGATTTAATGCTTCAGAACCACGACCACGACCAATATCTACACCATCAGAGATAGGCAAATCATCCATTGATTCAGCATCAAGTGGCACAAGACCAGACATCATTGATTCCATTGGGTTTGTAGGAGGTTGCACTTCAGGAACTGGATTACCAGCCATTGCTGCTCCACCCTGTTGTGCCATAGTTGCAACTCCTGTTGAACCTAAACTTTTCATACCTGGGATATACTTAGGTGCTTGCTTGCCAGTACTACCCGCTCCGCCTGTAGCAGAAATGTTTGCTGGATTATTCTGAGGTGCTGTTGGACGCATCCCACCACGATTTTCTGGTGCAGTTGTCATTTGTCATCCTCTTCTTCTAATAAATTATCTTCAAGTTCACTGTTGTACTCTTCGGCTAAACGCATCATTCCTGCTGCATTCCAAGGAGTCATTGCTTCGCTTACTTCTGTATGAAGAAAACGGTTACCTTCGTAGTCTGCCCATTCGGATATTAAAACCCAACCTGAGGCAATATAGTTTTTACCATTAGAGTCATTGTCTACTAAAATACGTAGAGCATCTTCTATTGCTTCACGGAACTCTTCACTCATTTTTTAAATTGAGTTTCTATAGTAAAAGGTCCTGCGGTCTTGCTGTCATTAATAGCAGCAACATCTGCTGCTTGTTCAGGAGTAACTCCCGCGTAGAGCGCACCAAGTGCGTAATCTCCACCAGTTCCTATTGCATAGTATCCATCTGAATTGCGAGATACTGCAAAGTCACTATCAATTTCAAAAAGATTGCCATTGAGTCCAACAATTATGTTAATCTCAAACTCTTTATCTGGTGACTTAGAGTCAAGCAGACCAGCATCTGTAAGTAATTGCTTAAGTGATGGTGCAACTTTATTGACCATAAACTTAAATAAATCATTCTTTTCTTTTACTAGGAGAACTGGTGGTTTCCAGGTGTGTAGCACAACCTGTAATGCACGAACATCTCCAGCAACTCCCACTAGGTAGTTACCATTAGTAACAACCTTAACCATTTCTGGATGAGAGTAAATCTTTGAATCACCAACAATACGAGAATCGCCTAAAACGACACAGCGATTTGCGTACTCAACGCCAATAATTGTAGTCACTGTGTCCCCTAACTTAATTATCTACGTGCTACGGTTCTTACGCTTCCATTTGCTTCTCCGCCTCCTGAAAGGCTAGAAAGAATACTCATAATGTCTGGTGGTGCTTGCTCTGGTGCTGCAATCTCTGCGCCCTCTGGAGCAATAGCGCCTCCTGCTGGAACGCCTTCGGGAGCAGGGGACATTTGCTCAACCATTTCTGGTGCCCCAGCAGGAGGAACTTGCTGCTGCGGAGCGAATGTGGCTTCAATTGCGTCCTCTAGTGCTTGACCCTTTTGACGTGCCTTGATAACCGCAGCAATCTTACGTACTACCTCTGAAGCATCCTGACCTTGTGTTGCCATCTGTGGGATGGCTTGTGTGTAGGCAGTTAGCGAACCAAGCAATGCGGCACGCATATCTTCAATTTCAATCTTCTCAAGTTCTTGAGTTACGTTCACAGTAAATGGAAGTTCTCTCATAGCCATATCTCGGCTGATGAGTTTTCCTCCAAGTGCTTGAAGCATAAAGATAAGACCTTGCGCTGGGTTAAGACCAGCAAGCATACCGTAACGAACATCAGCAGAATAGTCTTCTTTGATATCTTTAGATGGCTTGTATGTGACTTCATATGGAGAACCTGAATCTACACCGCGAATTGTTTTTTCTTCTGGGTAAATCTTTTCATCAACTTCAAAGCATAGGCTGATTACATCGCGTAGTGCTGCAGCGAAGATAGCCTGTGCTGATTTAACCTGGGTATCGAATGCACCCATAAGTGCTTGTACACCTTGTCCAGTGACGATTGAAGCATCAATGTTACCTGTACGAGATTCAGGGTAACGTGTACCAACACGAAGTTCCTGGTTAAGCAATGTCTGCTCTGTAAATGCACCCTGTGGAAGTGTGAGTTCGACACGTCGCACACCTGCTGGGTTAGCAGTACGGATAACTGCGTCTCCACCAAGTTGCAACTCTTGTACATCCTGAGGAAGTACGATAGGTGCCTGAACAGATTTCTCTGCTGCTTCCATTGCAAGCAACGCAAAGCGGTTGCGTAGCAACTGGATACCTAGAACATCATCAAATTGTCCACGTAGTTCGCCATCAACTGAAGGCTTACGTGCAACAATAACCATCATCTTATTTAGAGGATTCTTAACTTTAGAAAGAACTAAGTCTTGTTTTGTTGGCAAGTAGATGATTGATTGGTCTTTATCATAATAGCGAATTAACTCAACCTCGTTATTGAGGTCTTGCTTGTAGCCTTGACCACCAAGCAGTTCCCTCTCAAACTCTGGAAACTGAGTAACGAGTTCGCCCAATGTCATAAGATATCTTTTAGCAAATGCCACACAACGTCCATAGCGGTCAAACTCTGGATAGGAACCTATCGGGTTTTCTATGCGGATACGTGGCAGTTTTGCTTCTTCGTCCAGTTCAATAATGAACGGAACGAAACCATATGTGATGTACCAGTCAGCACCTGAGTACATCTGTACTGATAAATCTGAGTGGGAGAAGTAGTTAGAT